AGCAAAGCTCCCCGCATCAGCCACCGATGCGTAACATATCTTTCAATAGGTTGCTAACCTATGATTTGTTCGGTTTACTCCAAGGCCTTGCTAGGCCAAGTCCTACGTAGCTTGCGGACCATTACGGTCCGTGTACGCGATAGGACATCCAGTGAAGAAGGCTAAGGTAAAGTCTTCTCCCGTGGACACATGTGCAAATATGTGGGGTGTGTTGGAGGTCGTGGCCTCCCAGATTGTGCTGAGTCTATGGAACTCATTGGTTCCGGTACTCTGTAGGTAATCTGCGCGCTTAGCATGCGCGAACCGTGCATTGCGGTGGAAAGGGAGTTCCACTTCAACCACGGGGTTTTGTTGAGCACTGGTCCAATGGGTGCCTGGGAATCCAGTCCCAATCCTTCGGGCGGCCGCTCTTGTGCGGACGCCTTGGGAGGTGCTCGTGGGGTCGACTGCTTTCTCGTCCACGTCGAAATCGCCCGTGTAATCGGGCGTGCGCGTGACAGCAAGATGTGTAGTCATATCACTCGGGTTTTGCGTGAGCAGATATTTCCATCGGATACCACCACGCCAGCAGACGTAGGCTGGGGTTAAGTAGTTGAGCATTGTCATCTTACTGAAATTGTAGAAATCATTGCCCACTACTGCTGTCACACCAGTGGGGGCATTACCCTTATGGTAGGGAAAGTTACCAGTTCTCAGAGTTAGCCAGTGGGGCCCGTTGGCGTCCGGTACCACTACGGAGTGAAAGTTGTACCTCTTGAGGCACTGCCTAAAAGATACAATGGGATCCCCGAAGTACACAGCGTTGACCATGTTGTGCGGGGCAGTGGTTTCCATAACAGCTGTGGACTCCTGTTGCACGGGCTCGTTACCCCCTGTATCCGATTGGGGGGTGTAAGATGCTTGTGGGGTGAACCAGCTGAGCGCGGCGACCTTCTTGTCACTTGGGTCGAAAACCTCAAAATCTGGACCGGCGGACACAAAAACATTTATTGTAACATCATTGTTAACGGTGCTGGACGGTGAAGTGAGTTCATTGACCACATGCACTCCGAGAACACCATTGCTGAATCCTTGACCCAGAGTCAGGTTGAGGAGGTCAGAAAATGGCGGTAAATCGGAATTAGGATCCAAGCTAGGGACCATACTGCTGACTTGGCCCCAACCCACATCAATGGTGAGATCGCGGTTAGACGCCAAATCGACGACATACGTATAGTTCGTGTTATATTCGTTGGAATCTAAGATATTCGGATCGTATGTAAACTTCACGCGACCCTTATGAAAACCAGAGGCCACAATCTGGAACCGATAACGCATGGTTCCTTTCCAAAATCGGAAGGGTAGTGCGGCAAAGCAGCAAGCCGGCATGTGGATCTCGGTGGAGCCACCAATGTCGACGGTGTCCCATATGACAGGGGTCACGTCGGTAACCCATAAGAAGTCCTCCGCATTGGCGCTGATGGGCCACACAAAGGAAGTTATGTAAGTTTCCCTCTCAGCTATACTCAATATGGTCATTTCGTCTTCACCGGCCAACCCGAAGGTACGGGAGTCAATGGTGATCTCCTGTTTCGCGTCTAGGGTCAATTTGGTGCAGGTGTCTGGCACGTTAGTGTTGGCCATATTCCCCATTAATTGGGGGTAGACTGCACTAGCTGGCTCCACGGATGTCGGGCGAGAAAACCCGAAAATCTTGGCCACGGCAGCGACGGTGTTTGCCACCATCTGAGTTGCCATGGCGTATGGAGCAATAGAAGGCACAGAAGACAAAGCCCCGGCCATCTTGCCTACCACGGCTGCTGGGCTGGAAACAATACCATCCCCATACTCATCACCACCAGATTGTGGGGTCATGCCAGTGGGATCAAGGGAGGTCAGGACCGACAATTTCACTTCCTCAGCCCACGCGAAGACCGACACGGTTATGGGGGCGGTTGAGCCGGTTGCGTGCTTAAGAGTCGTAAGATTGTGGATATCAATTATCCCCAACTCCTCCCAAGCGCCAAAGGGGACAGACACGGCATTCCTCTCATAAACAAAGGGGAGGCGTAAGCTAGTACCTTGGCTCTCTGTGGGGTCCAGAAAGGCGTGTGGGCGTTGACTCGCTAAGATCATGTCCTGCTTGACCAGGGCACGGGCCCCGGTGAAATCGTCTTCACCAGGTAACGGCCAATAGGACACGAGGGCTCGACCGTAGTAGAAACTGTTGCCATTGAGCATAATCTTAACACACAATTTGCAGTTAAGTAAGTTGTAGTTAGCAATGCGGTTCTTGACGCGAGTGTTACTAAAGTAGTCTTCCCATGGATTGAAGGTCTCAAAGAAGGAGGCACCCGGAGCCCAGGAATAGCCCTGTATGCGTACGGGTCTAGAAAAGAAGTTATCCAAAGTGGCATCTTCAGCTCTACCCGTGGCAAAGGTTTGATCGGGATTACTATTCACGATGACGTCCCAATCTGGTACATCATCACTGAAACGGACATTTTCGTGGCGAGAGTCCGTACTCGCAGTGTTTAAAGTAACACCAAGCTGTTTGCTATTGTTAGTAGTAGTAAGTCATGAATAAAAGCTACAGGGACGACTTAGTCCCTGTGCCCGGGTCCGGTTGTGTAGGCGGAACACTCTCCTAAATAGGAGTACTGCACGAGGGCAGTGCCATGATGGTGAAGCCTGACACCCTCCCCTCGGTGGAGAGGGTGCTGGTATCCATACACCAAAAATCTCTTTTCGTTTAACGAGCATGTGAAATACACTCGTGGCGGGTTTGGTTAAGGCTCTGCCGGCGCCTCGTATTCGGGGTCGTATTTGACCCTCCACACTAGTAGCTGTTGCGCGTAATCCATCTCCAGCATCGAGCACTGGTGGTCGATTTCTGCTTCCACAGCAATGGAAATCATTTGTTGTCTGCGAATCTCGTATTCTTCCTTCCCGTGGAAGAACCACTCACGCAAAGCTCCATCTATGTTTTGGGCGGCCTGTTGCTCAGGGGTCAGGGCGCCTGAGTGACGTATACTGTGCAGACTCTTCATAATGGACATACTGTCTAAGGCCCCAAAATTCATCTTCACATCAGGGTTGTAAACAGATTTCCTCTTGAGGAAGTCGGCATCGGCGTCGTCCATATAGGGTGTAGGGGTGGAGGTCTTGTCGGGCATGGTAAATACCATGCCCGCGTCAGCCAAAAATTTTGCTACACTAATATGGTTGAATTCAGGATAGTCCTTGTTCACGGTAGACTTGGCGTCGTCACCGTAGGTTATTAGCGAGCACACCTGCCGGAACGGTACCGAACTCCTCTTACAACATATCGTAAAATATGCGCTACGGAAGAACAAGGAGTTAACTATGCAATTGACGTACACGGTGAGGTTGTGGCCAGAAGGATTGGACCCTATGTGTTGTATCAGGTCCCCATTGTACGCGATCATGGGGTAACAAATGTCGGTTGCCACGCCACCCATAATGGTGAGGTCTGCTGCAGTGTACCCACAATGCTTGGCTATGTCCATCATGATGCGGAACGCTGCAAACATTAACTGGGCAGGCATAGTCAGATCGTAAGCTCCATAGTCTCCGGCGAGCACCCGTTTCTTACCATATTTGCACACGTGCTCAAAGAGCGAATGCCATTCGGGGCCATGGGCATTAATCCCAACCGCGCATTCACTCAGAATGGGATTGACAGATAACACCCTCGCCACAGGTAGGTAGTACTTGCGAACTAGGAGTTGGAACGCTAAGGGAGCCCCTTGAATGACTCTCACCTTTGTCGCGGTGAGTTTGGTAGATTCATCCTTGAAACAGGCCTTGAATAGGGGGTAAGCGCGCTGACCGGCCAAATAGGCCGCAACCATCTCATCTGCGTGATCCCAAAACTGGCCTGCCAGTGTGGCGGGACAGGCGTGGGAATCGTCGTCTTCGCCGTCCAAGTAACCGAGATGGTCGCTCTTAGGTCCAGACAACGGGAAACCAACGGAGGTGTTCGGCATGAGTTTGTCAATGAACCTTATCCCATCCTTACCACACACGTTATCCATGCGTGACAGGGGCTTGACTGACTCCATCAGTTTGGGGATACTGGTCAAATGGGCCAGGATAGGGTCGCGGAAATCTTTGGCAGCCCGGCTCAGTACGTCCGCAGGTAACCCCACCGCGGGGTGGGTGGATTTGTTGAGCGATTTCTGCCACGGATAGCCCTTATGAAAGGGGGGTCCACTCCAATTCTGCACCTGACCCGTGTGTTTTTCAACCAGGTCGGAAATGCATGATGGTTCGATGGTGCTGACGTAGGAAGCCCTACCTAACACCTGACCGTGGTAGCGGCAATTAGCGCCTGGTTCGAGGTAGTTGATGGGGCTATTCCTATGTATCTCAGTACCCTGAAAGTACTGGACATCGTATAGGGTGGTGGGTAGGGTTCCCTCGCTACAACCAAGCAGTACGGTCTCAAGCTTGGCCAAGTCGGTTAGGGCGGTGTCTAGTTGCTTATAGACAAGAGAACCGGCACACCCCCAAGGTGTGCCCGCCTTGCCACCCAAATGGAAACCAGCGATAACTGGTCCCTTGGTTTCGGTGATCAGGGGGGCCATACAGAGGCCATCGAAAGTGTCGAACTTCAATTTGTACCGAAATCCCTTGAATGCGACGGTGCCAGTATTGTTGGTGGAGTTGGCCAACATGGTGGCGCAAGTGCGGATGTTGCCGACTTGGTCCTTGTACACAATGCGAGCTGGCGATTTGGGAATGGACCCTAAGGCGAAATAACTCGTCAGATCTTTCCAATCGCCACCATTAGGCACGTACGAAATGCAAAAGTCGGTGTTGGGAATATCGACAGTTGTTGCGCGCGAAAGGATCGCGCGAAAATTGCCGCCTATGGTTTCCACGTCATGCCGCACGAACGTAGCTGTCACAGTATCACCATGCCACACGTGTTGCGGTATGATGACGACATTCGATTTGGGAAAGAAGGCGTCACAGCGGCAAACTTCGTCATCCGCGTCACGCAATTCCATGTGACACAGGTTCTTCCGAACTAGCGCCCCGAGGACATCCACGGTGACGGTCTTGGACTTCGCCCCACTAGGCATGGGGGTCACAACAACACCAGACCAGGGATTAACCTCCGTATCGCGTTCGTCAATGTCCTCCATGGTGGTGGGCGTCAAGTTGCCTTGCGTCGACATACCGTTCCATTTGCGGTACATAAGGACAGTACCATATATAACTCCCAGAAACCCGCAGGCCTTGGTAATGTAAGCAACGTGACCGTCGCGTACACGTTTGAATACCAGGGGCATGGTTTCGCGCTCGTCCTCGATGTCGCGGTACAGAATTTTCTTCTGGTCCTCGACCACGGCCGCGGCGCGAGTGATGGGAAACAACAGAAGGAGACCGATAGCCCAATAATATGTCAGGGCCAAGGCAAAAAGCATGAGGAAAAACACGCCATCTTGCAGCAGTGAGTACCGGATGCGAGATAGGAGTTCGTGCCGCTTACAGTACAAGATGGAACTCTGCACAGACCATAAGTTGAATGCCCAGGAGGGTACCCAGGTAGTCCACTTGCAACTGTGAGATGTTTCAAACCAGTCCAATAACAACATAGTTTCCTCGACGCTGCGTCTCTTCACTTCCTGGGTCCGATGCGTTAGATTCCGGTAAACACGGTCAAAGTCGTCATCTACAGTGTAATAATAGTAGGCAATGCATTCTTCCACACGATTGTATGCACTATAGAACCTGTCGTTAACACGCTCCAACCATGTGGGATCGTTGAAACGTGGGAAAAAGTCCTTAGCTGGCACGCCCATGCGTACGAGTCGTTCGATACTGGGGTCTTCATGTGTGAAGTTACTGGTATCCGAGCTGAAAAACGACTCGGGTTTGTAACCGCTGGTCTTTCTGGGCATACGAGCAATACCAACACCGACCATCTCGACCTCATTGCGAGGTTTCAAGGGTTTTGGAATGGCGCAAGCCAGTTTCTCTGCGGGAGAACGGTTGCAAGCGCAAACGATTTTAGGGAATCTACAGTCGGGGCACAACACGGTTTTGGCGGCCATGTTGTTACTATTATCCACCAATTCATCCTGCGACTTGAACCACTTTTCAGAATCCTGACCACAGTAGCGAATGAAGGTGTAGATGTCGATCTTGTCGCACCACTTGCCTTCAAACCAGACGCTCGCCCAACCCACAGATGCAGGCAACCCCTTCACCTTGTTGGGTGCTGGGTATGCTGTCTGTAACTTGATGTCCCAAAAATCTGGGATGGCTGGAGGGCCTCCGGGGAAAGCCTCTGCGATCTTATCTTGGTTCAACATATCATGGACTGCGTACTCCGGCTTGACCGTCACAGTAGCTGTGACCTTTTCGCGCCTGGCGATGGACGCGGGTTCATTAGAGTAGGTGGTGGCGCCAGAATCTTTCACATTTTTTGTAGTGATAAAGACTTTGGGTTCGATGAAGACCTTACCCTTTTTGTCAGCTTCAGCTACGGTAGCGTACATGCGTACGTTATTGATGTACTCAATGATCTTAACGGTAGGGGCACGTTCGACAAACTCGGATTTGGTGTTGCCAACATCGTCGAAGAAGACTCCGTTGACAAAGGTGCGGTAATTGGAGTCGAACTTGTCTTGCTCGTTTAACGTTATGATACGGTCATCATCGGCGCTAAAGCCATTGTGAAGGAGTGTAGTGACCATCATTATATTGGCCACGGAGGATTTACCCACACTGGTGCCGCCGAATATACCTATGGCGTAGGGTGCGGCGCGGAGTCCTCCCTGAATACGTGTTTGCCGGAAAGTGGTCTGCCACAAACGCAAAGAAGAGGACTTCTTGAGCATAATGTTACGCTCCACCACTCCTTTGCAAGTCAACATGAGCACGTCTGCCTTCTCAATGGTCTTGTCGAGCAAGTGGTCGTAATCGTTCTCGCTGATGTCGGCAAACTTCTGCAAGTTACCGCACTTTGCGTATTCAGCGCAAGTGAGGCATTTAGCATAGTCCGCTTCAAAATCATTTTGCGAATGATCTCCGAATAGAAGTGGTCGCAAGCTTCCGGTACGGAAACACATGTAGCCACCTTCCACAAAATAGCTCACAGTAGAGAAAATCGCCGTGGCGAAATCCGTAGCGCTAGCATGTTTGGGGACGACAATCTTGGAAAAGAGATCAACACCCCATAAGGAAAAAGTCACGCTACTCATCTCGCAAAGACCCATGCTGATACACAAGCTCAGCATTTTGGAAATACGGACGAAGCCCTCGTTAACGATGACGCGTGACCAGTTGTCCTTGAAATCCTTCATCAGGAGCAACCAACTAGGATCGGGGCCGTCAAACGCGGCCTGTTGGGTGTACTCTGGGAAGAGTTTTTCCACGTAATCGCTGATCAGTGCAAGTATACTGTCCGAATAGTGGTTCTTGAAATAAAGGGTGCAGATAGCCGCGAATTGTGATGGGGAGGCAGCTTCCCGCAGGGCAATTACGAGGGCAGCAAAGCCCTCAACTATAGAGAGTGAAGCTCTAGAAAAGAGCACTCCCTCTATACTAGACATACTAGCAACGGTCGCAGTGAAAGTGGAAATGGATGGTAGAAAACTGTTTGGTATAGTTGCCTGTGGCGTAAAACGAGGGCGTTCGACATTGGCCAAGCGCAACTTGGATTTCTTCTTGCGCCAATACAATTCTCGGCGTTCGGCCTTAGTCATCACCTCTGATTGAGGTGTGAAAGGCGCGGAACAAATGGGCTCCCAGTAATGGATTTTGAAACCCACATACAGGGCGCCCAGTAGCAGGGCGAGAGAATAAGCCATGATATAGATAATGAGATTGTAAGGGATCACAAAATCACTATCAGATGAATCACCCCCGTAGATGGGGGTGGTGAAGCCCTCACTATTAAGTGAGGACGAAAATGACGCCTGGGACTGCGAGGGGGTGAATCTCGCGTGGATGACGGTCACATCTTCGGGTGGAACCCAAATCGTTAGATTAGAGTTCAGATCCTCACTGGTAACCGAGGAGACATCCTCGGGTCCAATGATGATGGCCCGGTTTCCTGTATAGCTTAACACCGAAGACAAATCTTCGTTGTTGGGGGGGTCTACAGGGATACCCGTCCCTATTGCGTGCGTCCTAGGCACTGCCACCGCTGTGGCCTGGAACAAGTCGTTTCTCTCCGTAGAGCGAACACTGACCCTGTTCAGATCAGTGATACTATTGTATGAGTTAAATTCCGTAGAGTTGTACATGGTTTCATTTCAGAGAGGATTGAAAATAACACGTAACTCTAAAGAATTCAAATCACGGAAGTCCGCAAAAATGAATTACTTCAAAGTGCGGCACAAAAGCCGTGGGCCGTTCGACGGGCTTTGGGCGTGGAGCGTACCAACAATACTGGTACAGAAGCTATTTGCCGCGGAGGGGCAACTTCGCATCCACATTGGTTAGTCGAGCTTCTGCCGAGAGTTCTGAGAGGCAAATTCATGCATCAAACGGGTATGAACCGCCTCAAGGTTTCCACAAGACGCCAACTAATGAGCCTTTGGTTGGTTCCCGTTACCGGTCACCTCGGGCCCTAATTACGAATTATATCAAAAGAATACGTTATGAGTACATTAGGGCAAGCACTCTCTCCCTATTATATGGCGGGGAGTGTCTCGCCGTTGTGGCCTGATATTACAGGCTTACTTCTGTGGTTTAATATGTCCACTGTTGAGTAACATAGGTTTCCATACCCTGGAGGGGGGTTTGTTTTTACGCCTCATAGTGAGTTAGCTCTTCTCTAACGTAAAAACGGGTTCTATGGATAGCATGCGTCTAGCAACGCGCGATCCAAAAGCTATGGCTAGAATTACAGTCAATAGAGCATGAAGACTGCAGAACATGGTTCTCCTACTTTACAGTGGCCGGAGAAGCGGGGTGGCCTTTGTGGCACGTGGATTACGTGCGTACATCTATCGACTAGCGATTGTATGAGTATAAGAAGGAGGCAAAGCCTTCAGGGCGATCAACCCGGTGGGGATCGCAAGCACCATGAATCGTGAGCTAAACGACTGATAACGAGGGGAGGCATTGGGGGCAATAACATCCTCGGAGGGTGCGGCAGCAACTATGAAATTATTCTCGGGAATAATGGAAGTGCTGGCATTTAATATACCGAGTGGTGGGGGATAACAAATCCCCCGGGTGGGGTAGCGTTGATTGATCGGGGATCAATTGCGACACACTTTGTGGGAGTGTGGTTCTGGTGTAATACATTGGGGGCAATAAATTACACGAGAAAACGCTCAAGTCTATGGAATACAACTCTCGACGAATTGAAATAGACAGGTAAAAAAAGAAATTGTTGTCGAGATGTGCCAGTTTGGTGGACTGGCGTGGGACCTGTTTAAGAAGGGGTTCTTAGCTCTGAGATGAGTGAACCGTCACACCAACATCACTAACCTGAAAGAACAGATGAGTAAATGCGAGAGTAACGCCTTAGGCATCTAAGAAGGTAATAGTGTGCGAAGCACTAATCATAAACCGGGAACGGGATAGTTCCAAGTAAACGAGAATGGCACGCGGAGAC